AGGCGAAACTTGTTGTTCAAATTTATGAGGAAAAGTATCCCTCATTCTTTTGTCTACTTCACTATAGTATGAATCTGACTGTGGGTCAAATCCTTCTTCCATTAGTTTACGATGAATTGAGAAAGAAGTCAAGGTCATTGGTTCATCTGTACCAAACCATTCGTTCTTTTCTGCCCAATTCCTTGCTTTAGGATCAGGCTCACGTGGAGGAGGTGCTTGCCTAGGCATTTGCTGTGGCATTTGAGGTTGATTTGGATCAACTCCTCTTGCTTGCATTTCCTGTGCTAACCTTTCTCTTTGTGCTTTATGTGAAGCTGCACGTTCTTCTTCAATAGATAATCTACTTATTTTAGCTTGTGCTTCAACTTGTTTATCTACATCACCAAGATCCATGGCTTGTTTTAATTCATTTTTAGCTTGTGCCATTTGTGCTTCTACACGATCAGCAAATTCAGTTACATAACCAGTATTTATTTGGTTTGACTGCGCTGCTTGATTTTGTGCTTCTTTTTGCACACCTTGTGCATATTGCACAGCAGCTTGCTCACGTCTTTCAGCTTCTCTTAATCTTTTTGTAAGCTTATCTATTCTTGATTGAACCTTATGTCCATAATCGTCCATCTCTTCTGAAGATGCTGTTTCTACTTCCGTTTCTACAGCTGGTGTTTCTTCATCAGGATTTATTATTTTTTTAGTGTCTGAGATTTCTACTTCAACAGGTGAACCAGAATCAGGTAAATCTACCATCTTCTCTTCTACTTCAGCTTGTGTCTGTATTTTTGTTTCTGCAGGCATATTTTACTCCTGTTTATTTGTATTGCAAGATATCCTCTGGGTCTTTTACCACAGCAATTATCTCGTCCTCATTAAGTATTCTCACTTCACCACCCTCTATACCAAAACGTGATCCGGCATAACGACCAAATATAATCCAGTCATTTTTTTTACACCAAGGTCCGTTTGGATATCTCGTTTCATCTTTATAAGCATCAGGTCCAACTTTTAAAACCAAACCTGTTACTGTCGTGTAACCTCTCTCTTCAATTGTTTCATCTGCTAATATAACACCACCTTTAGTTTTACCTTGTCCTTTGTATGGTAGAACCAGTATTCTCCATCCAGTAGGATCTGGTAAACGTTCTAATACTTTATCTGTGGGTAAGTGCTTTATGTCTTTTGTAGCATCTTCTTGAATTTTTTTAAGAAACCTATTTTCTTTTTCTTCAGCTTTCTTATTATTTTCATCTGCCTCTATTGCAAGGTCTTTTTCTTCTAACGCAAATTTACGTTTTGGTATTTCTGTCGCCATCTTCGTCCTCATCTTTCTGCAGGTCTTGTACTTCCTGTTCTATTATTGTGTAAGCTTTGTGCTCACCCACCGCTTTCATGTATTCATCAAAGCTGGGTAAACCCACTGCTATTACATCTTTTAGTTCTTCTTTGCGCGATCTAATCTTTTTCAAGACGAGATAAATCGCGGTTTCATCTCTCATTAAAAAATTTTATATACTAACAGTTCCATTTACGCAAGGCTTTATTGATCCTAGAATTAGGATCGTTTGCTGTCTTGGCACTCGTTCTCCTTTTTTTCATTCCACCCATTCTAGCACAAAATGATTTACGTCTACTAGCAGCTTTAGATCCTTTTTTTAATTTAGATGGTTTTGTTGTAACTGCCATCTTAAGTTTAGATCCAGGATTTTTAGCACGATAAGAAGCAACACCTTTCCGGTTTAATCCACCGGATTTGCTTTTACCTTCTTTACGTTGCCAAGCTGCTGTTTTAGGCATACTTAGTTTTTTTCCTTTTATTTTCTAAAACCATACCACATCCTTTTGCTATGCCTTTTGGATTTTTATCTGACTTGGCTTTTCTTTGTTGTGATATTGATTTCTTTTTAGTCACTTTACTTTTTAGCAGTTTTAGCTGATCGCTTTAATGCTTTATCTGTAACAGTGCCTTTACCAGGTCTGCTTGTGCCTCTTTTTTTAGCGCGGTTCATATAATAGTATAAACCTTTTTTAACAGTGCGACCGTCTTTGGTTACATGTGTATCTTTTTTAGAAGATCCACCATTTTTATAACCCATAGGTTCTTTTTTCATCATACCGCCACCCATCATTTTTTTCTTGCCTTTTGTTGCACCAGCAATTCTGTCTGCTGCTGTAGGTTTAGGGTTGTTGTCAATACCGGCTTTTACAGAAAGCATTCCAAATTTAGATTTCTTTCCGTTTTTCTTTTTCATTGTTTTTTTCATCATTTTTTAACTAAGCTTCCTCCGAAATATAATCCTACGATAGCTGACATTAAGTGCGTATCCATAGGTGTGATTACAACGCCTGCATACTGCCTGTCTACAAGCATTTCTTTTTGTTCAATCAAGAACAAAAACCCTCTACTAAATTCAGTCCATGTCAAAAATACTGCTGTATCAAAAAATACTGGCACTATCTTTGGCCATACTATTATAAAGAATACTGCAGTGAGTGCAATAATTCTTCGTGTGAATTGAAACCCTTTGTTATCATAAGTTCTTGCACTTTCAATGTGTTTCATCTGTGCGTTTGCACGTGCAATCAATAACTTCTGCTCTTCTTGTTTTGCTTTAATGCTTTGACCCCATATAGTCATAAAGCCACCTAGCAAAGATGAGCCTAACATTGTTATCATTTCTACTGGTAATCCAAACATATTAATCCTCCACTAAACTAACTATACCACCTTTGGCAAATGGTTTACCACCTGACAAAAATGCTTGGTTAACTTGTTCTTGTAAACTTCCTGGTCCTACTTGTCCTCTCTGCCTTGGTTGTCCTATCATACCCATATTCATGTTGTAATTAAAACCGCCTCCGCCGTCACCTCCGCCGCCTCGTCCGTAGCCGTAGTTAAAACCACCACCACCGCCACCGAAGCCGCTATACATTTGATCATATTTTCTATCTATAAAATCTTGAGCTATTGATCTGTTTCCTGTGTTTCCCATGCTTCCATATATCATTCCGTCATCGCCAACTACATCACCACCGTAAAAATTGTAATATGCGTTAATAGCTGCGTCCTCTGGAGTCGTTCCAGGTTTATTGTATTCTGATTCCATCATATAAGTTAGAACGTCTTGAACGGTTTGACTTGATCCTGTTGTTCCCGAGCTGCTTCCAAAAACACTACCAAAACCAAAACCCATTGGTTGATTTGTGTCATAAGCATCAAAAACACCACCGTAGTTTTCAGCGCTTGGTTCATTAGGTATGCTTACATTTGATTGTGCAGGAGTGTAGGTTGATGTAGATGAAGTGTTGCCTGCTGCAGGTGGAGTTGGTGTGCCATAGCTAGAAGATGCAGCACTATCAGTGCCACCACCAGTAGCTTGCATATATCCACCAAATCTAAAATGTGGTGTCGTCATTATCTTAAATTCATCCTACTTGGTTCTTGTTGTATTTCTTGATTGTTAATAAAATCTAATAATTGTTGAAGTCTAAGTGAATCTCTTCTGCCTTTTCTTTCAGCATCATAATCATACATATTAGGATATCCAGGCAATTCGCCACGTCCTTGTTGTACTACCCCTACAATTTCAGGACCGTATTCAGGATATGGAATTAGACCTCTATCAATTAATCTAGGTCCTGCAACATCAAACATATTAGGTCTACGATTAGGATCGTCTCTTGGCCCAATAAAATTAGTTGAGTATTGACTCATGATACCTGCTTCTCTATTAGAATCATCAAACGGCATTGGTCTTTCTGGTGACAAAACTATGTTACCATCTTGATCATATTCGTAAGAAGCACCTACGTCATCATCCATACGTGGTATGTCCACATCTCTTTCGCCAAACGTTTCAGCATCTACAAAAAAATCTTGTTGTGGGTATGGTGTTCCCATACCAAAAGTTGATGTTGCATAATTTTGCATTTCTTCTTCATCTGTATCTACGGCACCAGTAATGCCTTTTTTATCAAACATATCTTTTCCAAAATCAGATATGTTAGATAAAAAATTACCACCAGCTTTTGCAGCTAATCCTAGTAATCCACCACCACTTGTGTAATCCATAATTGCATTTGTTATAGGATACATTGTTCTATAAGCATCAGGTGCAGATGTTCTAAGTCCTTCACTTTGATTTGCAAATTGCCTTTGCACATCAAGAGGTAGCATTCCTTGTTCTTGTCCTATTCTGTATTTATCAAAACGATTGTATTGTCTTCTAGCGTCTTTAAGTTCTTGTATACGTGGATCATTGCCACCAAACGTAGATGCTTTTGATTGTAAATCCATCATACGATTGTAATTTTGCATCTCCGGTCCCTGATTAAAAGAAACCGGAGTGCTTAATTCTTTAGCTCTTCTTGATCTTGGATCAATTACTGCCATTAAATAGCTCCAATTATTACGATTACTATTAGGGCAACAATTGCAGCTTTAATCCAATCCTTTAGCTTCCAATTGCTCCACTCTTTCAAGTGTGCCCATAAATCTTCTAGTAACTTCATATTTACCTCCTCTTTTTAGGTTTTTTCTTCACCTTTCCACCATTCTTCATTGTCATCTTTTGACCTGTTTGGCGAGCAAACTTTTGAGCCTGCTGCGTTCCAGCTGAAGTATAGGGAAACCTTCTCATACCGACTTTTGGCATACTACCTCCTAATGTATTGTTGGTTTTTCATGATCTTTTAAAATCTGTAAAACTTCTGTTTGATAATCAAAACTTTCTGCAACAGCTAAAAACATTTGTTGTGTTTGTTCTGTTCCTAAAACTTGTTCATACATATTTCTTGTAACTGCCATGAGTGCACCACAAACTTGCAAATAATCATCCTGTTTTTTTATTTCACTTTTAGCAGCTTCTTCTATTTTTATCATAGCTTCTCTAAGTTTGATCAGTAGTTTTTTTGGATCTTCTTGCATTGTTATTTGTGTTTTGTTTCATGGCCTCCCTTGTGTTAGCCATGTTTTCTTTTAGCACTGCCATTGCTTCGGTAGAATCTTCTTTGTTAACACTAGCTGCTACTTTCATTATATCAAGTGTAGTATTAGCCTCTAATTGATCTCGTTGCAAATCTAATTTTTCTGCATCTACCATCATATCTTTTTGTAATCTAGCTTGTGTTTCCATAGCTTTAAGATCAATCTCTTGTTGTTTTAATTTTACAAGTGGATCTTGAGCTTCTTTACTTATTCTAGATTCCTCATCAGATGCTAATTGTTTTGTCATCTGTGCTTCCATTTGTGCTTGTTCTGCAGCTTGTTGATTTACTAACTGATCCATTTGTTGTTGTAATTGCTGCATCGCCTGTGGATTTTGTTGTGCCTGTTGCATTGCTTGTTGTAATTGTTGAAACTGTTGCGCATACTTTTGTTGCATTTGTTCAGATACAGCTAAAGATATGTGCTCTGACACGTGTGCTTGTAGCATAGCGTATAATTGCGGGTTTATTTGCACCATTCTTGTAAACATAAATTCTGCGTGTGCAGAAATATGTGCCTGATGATTTTGCATTGGAAATGGTTTTGGTTCTTTGCCACGCATAGCACCAGCATTTTCCATTGCAGGTGACATAGGTTCTGGATTACCTGGATCTGGTTTTAATAGACCTTCTACATTATCAACACCCATCGCATCATACATTCTTCTATATGCTTCACGTAAATTATGTAATTGTGGTGCAGCATTTGCTAATTGTAATTGTTGTTGTGCTAACGTAACACGTTGAGCCATAGAAAATATGTTTGGATCAGAAACAGGAAGAACGTCAACACGCTCATCAAAATCTGCTTGTTTTATCATTTGATTACCACCAATAACCATGTAAGGATATTGTGGTGGTAGATATAATTGAAATACTTTTGCAAGTAATTTAAACTCTACTTTTTGTGCGTAGTGTAATCTTTTGTGTATTGCACTCATGACTTTTGTGCCACGTTCTATTAATGCTAAAGTTGTGCCTACAGGATTTTGTTCATTACCTTCGCCCATTTTCATGTCTGCTATTGCAGCAAATGATTTTCCTGCATCTACAGCAAAACCTAATAACTGAAATAAAACAGCTGATGGTTCTTTGTATGGTAACATCATCAATGATTCTTTTATTGATTGTCCTGTTACATCTACATCTCTAAACTCACCTGGTTGTAATGGTTCATCGTGATCACGTATTCTCATGCCACGAGCTTTAAAACCTGCTGGTAAGTTAGCAAGAGTACCTGCATCAATTAATTGTCGCAAAGCACTTGTTGCAGTTCTTGATAACCCACCCAGCATGTGAATTAGACCAAATCCATAAAAGCCTAATCCAGGGAGGAACTTGTAATGTACAAAGTATTGATTCTTCATAAAGTTTGGATCACCTTCTTTGTAATTTCTTTTTATTGACAATATTTCTTGTGAATATTGATCAATAGAAACAATGTAAGGTAATTTAACTCCAGACGTATCTTCAAAACCTGGTACATCAGCATTAATATGCATTTCTAAAATTGTATGTTCTTCATCACTAGAGCCATAGTTTTTTTCTGCTCCATCTAATTCATCTACTTTATCTGCAACATCATCAGAATCAATTTGTCCAGTTGGCAATTCTATGTCACGGTAAAAACCTTGTAATTGTTGCTTACGTATATCATTACCATTTGTTTTTATAATATGTGTTACACGAT